TTCAGAAAGACGAGCATCATGGGTGTATCTACCCAAGGCTCAAAGAAAACGACTAAGATGTTCGACTCAACGGCTACGATGGCAGCGCAGGACTTAGCCGCTTGGATCTCCGGCAATCTTACGGCTGGCGAATGGTTCCGTCTCAAGATGGGAGGGCTTCAAGAAGAGGTCCAAGAATACCAAGAATGGCTCGAAGAGTGCCGGAGAATCCAACACGAGGCCTTTAGACAGAGTAACTTCGGTGGGGAGTGGAACGAGGTACTATTGGACCTTACTCAGTTCAACACCGGGGCATTTCACATTGAGGAAAACGAGATAGAGCGACCTGGATTCAATGGCTTCAACTTTATTCCCATGCCTCCGGGGACCTATTGCGCTATGTTAGGACGGGACAGACGCTTGCAGGGTATCTTTCGAGAACTTAAACTCCAGGCTCATGAGGCTATAGAGCGATGGCCGGACAAGGTAAGTGACGAGATCCAGAAGAGCGCGGAGAAGGACCCCGCCAAGCGCCATGACTTCTTACATTGCTGCTTCCCTGTAGGGTGGTTCAATGGTAAGCATCGGATTAAGTCTAAGCCCTTCGTGTCGTATTACATTGATGCCAAGCAAAAGACTATCATGCAGGAAGGCGGATACTATTGGTTTCCGTTCTTCGTTATCCCTTGGCTGCGGGAGAGCGGCGAAGTGTATGGCCGGGGGCCTGGGTGGACTTCCCTGCCGGACGTTAAGACCATTCATAAATCAAGCGAGTTAGCTCTTCAGGAATGGGCGTTAAGTATCCTTCCTCCCCTTCTGATGAAGAACCAAGGCGTGATAGGGAGCGTTCGACTTACACCTGGGGGCTTGACAGTGGTTGATGATGTTGAAAAGAGTCTAAAACCGCTATTGACCGGGGCAAGATACTCAGACAATAGACTCAAGAAAGAGGATCTAAAGCTGGCAATTAGGGAGATCTTCCACGGTGATAAGGTGAAATTCATACCTCCTCGTGAGCAAACAGGCCAGATGACGGCGTATGAGGTTGAAAGACGATATCAGATGGCTCAAGTCCTCTTAGGGCCTACCTTCGGCAATATCATAGACCACGGCTTCGATCCGTTGGTTGAGTGTACGTTCAACATGATGCTGGAAGGTGGGGCATTCCCTCCGCCTCCTGGGGAGTTATCAGAGATCAACGTAGAATATGAGTCTCCGCTTGCAAGGGCTCAACGGATTCAGGAGTTAGACTCTATTACCACCACACTTGAATCGGCTGCAGCGTTAATGGAAGCTAAACCGGATATCATGGACAACTTTAAGCTGGATGACACGGCGGTATATGTTGCTAAGGCTAAGGGCTATCCGGCTAAGTTGATCAATGACGAAGGTGAACGGGATGAGATTCGTCAGGCACGGGCCGATATGCAGGCGAAACAACAGGCAATGGAACAGGCCGCTCTTCTGGCTAAGGCTGGTAAGGACGCAGCAGAAGCACTTGACAAAAGCAATATGAGTGTAGTATAATTGAAGCCATGAAAACTAAAAAATGCCCAAAATGTGGACTAACAAAAAATACCAGTGAATTTCATAAACGTAGGAACAGGAAAAACGGGTTGCAGTCTCGGTGTAAAACATGTGTGGCTATTCGCAACAAGAGATATAAGGAAGACCATAAAAATTATACAGCCGCATATAACAAGAAATACAATGAAACTCATCGAGAAGAGATTAAGGAACTACGTGGATCCCATAAAGAAGAATTAGCGGCATACGGTAAGAAATATCGAGAAGATAATCCTGAGAAAGAAATCACGAGACACAAGAAATACAGGGAAACTCACAGAAAAGAAGCGTCTGAGAGTGGCAAGCAATATGATCAAACAGAGGCAGGGAAAACCTCAAGGAGAAAGAGAAGCCACAAACGTAGAGCATTAAAAGCAGGAGCAAACATGGAGAATTTCAATCCGATTAAAGTGCTTGAAAGAGATAGATATAAATGCCAATTATGTGGTAGGAAGACACGACCTGATTTTAATCCATATCATCCGCTTTATCCTAATGTAGATCATATAGTCCCGCTAAGTATGGGTGGTGATCATACGAGGGGAAATACTCAGTGCTTATGTCGGCAATGTAATTTAGAGAAGGGTAGCACTGGCATGGGTGATCAATTAAGACTATTCGGATGAAGGATATGCCGGCCGGGGCCCTGGAAGGAATGGTGTAATGAAATACAAGTCAGGCTACAAATACCAGACCTCGGAGACATACCAGGTGCTTACAGATATTCATCCTGAAGTAACCATATTCGATCTCTATCTATCCCTAAGGGATGATGGTATTTTAACGATCTTGTCAGGGTACGCCTGGGACGGGGCAAGCGGACCGGCTATTGATACTAAAACCATCCTCCGGGGATCCCTGGTACATGACGCCCTGTATCAGCTAATGCGATTGAAGCTCCTGGGCGGATGGTGGAGAGAAGCTGCTGATGATGAGTTGAAGAAGATATGTCTTGAGGACGGAATGTGTAAGATTAGGGCCTGGTGGGTACATAGGGCTGTAAGACGATTAGCAGGGTATGCAGCGAACCCAAAGAGCAAGAAAGAGGTATTATCAGCACCGTAAGGGGTTATGAAATGGATAAAGTTGAGTCCATACGAAAACTAATCAGGCCGTTTATTGCGGTTTCCTTTGTCGGTACGGCGGTATTTCTTCTTATTGCCGGTAAGATAGAGGCGAGAGAAGTTCTTACCATCACATCGTTGATAATCGGATTCTACTTCGGGGAAAGATCAGCTAAGAAATGAGAAAGCAGCAATCAAAGTTCATGCTATTACTGGCTCACCTGATTCTTCATGCCTACAATGAAGGCTATGAGTTAACAGGTGGGGACTTGTGGGCTAAAACAGGCCATATAAAGAATAGCGCTCATTACGATAGATTAGCGATTGACTTAAACCTGTTCAAAGATGGAGTGTATTTAACGGCTACTGAAGATCATCGGACCCTTGGCGAATATTGGGAGAGCTTAGATCCTGATTGTCGCTGGGGAGGCCGATTTAGAGATGGCAACCACTATGAGATGTTGAGGACCTAATGAAGCAACCAAAGACTGACGAGGATCTACGCAAGGAACAGGAGCAAGAGTATAAGAAGCGCCTGGCCGACTATCTCATGACCTTCACAAGCGCTCATGGTAAGCGGGTTCTGAAGGATATGAGACGGTCCTATTGTGGTCATATCATACCAGGTGAGTTGCCAGAGTTCGCCTTTGCCCTTGGTAAGCGTCATGTTGTTAAGGACATTGAGGCTATGCTGATCACAGGGAAGGACCCGCAGAAGGTTGAGGCCTTGTTCAGAAAACCAGAGGATGATGGATTTGAATGGTGAACCGTTTAACATGAAAGGAACATAAGATGCCACCAGAAGAAGCGTTAGACACAGGAAGAGAAGAAGTACCGGGAGATGGTGATATAGATCTCTCTGGAGGGGTTCCAGACGATCCATTGACTGCTGTTCCTACTCCAACAGACGATCGAGATTGGATACCTGAAGAGTACCGGGAAGACCCAACACTTAAACCGATAAAGGACGTCGGGGGCCTGACAAAGAGCTATATTGAAGCCCAAAAGATGATAGGCGGAAGCGTTAGAATCCCCAAAGAAGATGCGCCCCAGGAAGAATGGGATGCCTTTCATTCCAAGATGGGTAGACCGGACTCACCGGACGGATACGACTTTGTTCAACCAGAACTGCCAGAGGGCGTTAATTGGGATAAGGGTATGTTAGACTGGTTTGAGAAGTCAGCCCATAAGCGGGGCGTTAGCAAGTCGGTCGCTCAGGGTCTTATGGATGATTGGAACGAATACCAGTTTAACCAGGCCCATGAATCTCAAAAGACAATGCAGCAAGAACTCCAGAGCCTTCAAGACAGATGGGGTGACAAGTTCGATGGACGCGTTGAGTTGGGGCTAAGGGGAATAGAACGGCTTATGTCTGCGGATGAGTCGAAAGAGTTTAAAGGCCTTATGAACTCAACGGGGTTAGGTAATAATCCCCTAATGCTCAAGTTCGCGTACCAGGTTGGTAATATGCTCAAGCAAGACGGTTATATCATGGGAGACGGTCATGGTGGGGTCCTGGGGGCCGAATCAGCAAAGGCTAAGATCTCGGAGATCAATGCTGATAAAAAGCATGCCTATTGGGATTATGAGAATCCGGGCCATAACGAAGCAGTTAAGGAAATGGAACAACTCTTTAAGACAGCTTACCCAGCGTAAGGAAAAGAGTCCTATGATCTTTCATCGTGTATTATGGGTTATAGTGTATGATGTTTCACAGTTAGATTCTCCTTGTGATGTTGAAACTGTATCTGTTTGGACATCTAAACAAAAAGCTAATGATGAGATTGAGCGACTTACAAATCTGTCGGGTAAAGGCTTTAGGCTTGCATCAGTTGATGTTAATAAACGGAATAACTTAGAATTTGAAACCTCTAACTATTAAACGAAAGGAATGAAAATGAAAAAAGCATTATGTATCTTGATCGTGTTAGGATTTTGTGCCATGCCGATAGCCGCAAGTGCGGACTTCAAAGCTCAACTTCAAACGGATATCAGGGAAGAGATGGGGGCGTTCTATCAACGTAACGCGGGGAGTAGGATCTCAATCGAGATTATGGACGGTCTAATGTTGCACTTGAACCAGATCTTCCAGAACAATATCATCATACCGAAGCCAAAAGCGGAGAAGATACCAAAAGGGCCGGTCGCGCCGGAACCAGGGCCAAACCCGGCCAAATAATTTATAAGGGGGAGATAGTACCATGACCACACAAAAACAGTTAGATGACAGTATGGTCGGTATGGGGAAACATCCCAAGCTCAAGTACCAGGTGGAGAAAGAGGAAAAACCCAAGAAGAAGGCCACAAAGAAGGCAGCTAAGAAAGGGGATTAAATGGCCGTTTCTCGAACGATACATGAAGCTATGTCAGAAGAGGATTTTCAACTTTGGGATGAGGGTAAGTCCATAAGGAAGAAAGCGCCTCCAGTTCGTGATGTCCCAAAGGTCCCAAAAGAGGAACATCAAATAGAACTCAGTGACATAGACCTGTCTAAGGTAGCTTATGCTATAACAGGCCGCAGGCGCATTACACGAAACAAAGAAGGCGTGGTATTCATCCTGTTCGATGTTGCCCTGAAGATGGCAGAGGGAAAGGATCTTGAGGGTTGGATGAACGAGGGTGATTATGTGGAAATGAAACGCCTCCTGTTTTTTGAAGATACAGTGAACACTGATAATTTAGAGTAACAAAGATCGGGTAACCTTACGGGGTCCGAAACGCAGTACAATAGAACTCTGGACAATCTGCACAGGCAGATCCAGGCCAAAGCACGATAGAGGCTTAAAGCCTGGAGGATCGGAACAGGTCCGGCAATCCTTCATAAATCTTATTTAACCTTTTGTGTTAATTTATTTTTGGAGGATTATCATGGCTGAAACAATCGAACAATATTTTGTTGAGCAATATCAGAATACCATCCGTATTCTGTGCCAGCAAAAGACGAGTCGGCTTGAGGGGACCACCATTCCACCGATACAGGTTACAGGTGATGCCTTGTATTGGGAGAGAATGGGGGCGACCGAAGCCGTTGATCTCGTAACCCGCCACGACGACACACCGAACATTGAAGTTGATCATTCTCGTAGAAAGCAGACGGCGATCCCGAAGGTTTGGGCGACCCTGCTTGATAATGAGGATCAGGTTCGGATGCTTGTCGATCCCAGAAACTCTTATAACCAAATAGCTCGAATGGCCTTTAATAGGGCAAAGGATAGCCTTATCATTGATGCCCTGGGTGGATCGGCTTACTCGGGCCAGACCGGGACAACTGAAGTGGTCCTTCCGGCTGCTCAGAAGATCGCAGTTGGTGGTACGGGCTTGACCCTTACTAAGCTGTTAACCGCAAAGGAAATGCTGGATGCTGATGAAGTGGACCCGGATATGGATCGTTACATCGTTCATTCGGCTCGTCAGGTCACTAACCTGTTGGAGACCACAGAGGTCAAAAACATTAACTATAACTCCGTGAAGGCTCTGGTCGAGGGCAAGATAGAAACGCTCTTAGGCTTTAAGTTCATACGGACCCAGCTTCTTGATCTTACCGCGAGCGTGCGCTATATCTACGCTTACGCGAAAGGTGCGATTGGCATGGGCGTCCTATCCGAGATCCAGTCCAAGGTTGATCAGAGGTCAGATAAGAACTATTCCTGGCAGGTATGGGGCAAGATGGACATGGGGGCTACTCGGATCGAAGAAGAGCAGGTCATTGAAATTGCGTGCGCGGAGGCGTAGGAATCATGAGTAAAATCAAGACCTTAGATATAGCGTGGGCGGCTGGATTTATAGAAGGGGATGGAAGTTTTCATTACTCCACTTGTCCTTATGTTAGTGCTGTTCAGATGACCACTGAGCCACTTGAAAAGCTGTTACGGCTATTCGGTGGTAAGGTCTATACATGGACCCATACGCAAGGTCATGTGTATAGCAAGTGGTATGTTGCAGGATCAAGGGCTGCGGGTTTAATGATGACGCTATACCCGTTTATGAGCCAGAGAAGAAAAGACCGGATCAGGGAAGTCTTGGATTCTTGGAGGACCCATAGTTTAGGGGATTACAACCGCAATAAAACGCATTGTAAGCAAGGTCATGAATTTACGCCTGAAAACACGTATTTCAAGAAAGCTGGTGGGCGAGAGTGTAGAGCCTGTCAGAAGATTGCAAACCTTAAATATTTAGCCAAGAAGAAAATGGAGGTGACCTGATATGTCTTTAAACTTACCAGTACCGGAAGGCGGAAGGGCCGGGAATCTTGTCTTAGTCGAAGACGAAGGACACGCTATTGGTGACGCAGCTATTACCCTTGCAGCCAATGGCGCAACCGGCGCATTAACCGTTGGTCAGTATGGGACCCTTGCCACTCAGCCCACAGGGGCCACCCCCTATTGGTTGAAGATCGGGAAGGACGCAGATGGGTATAACCTGTTTATCCTGGTCTACAAAGGCGCTGTTGACGCTTAACCCTTTAACCGCCCTCTCACAGGAGTAGAGCAGGGCAGGAGGTAATTATTATGGGATTTAATTCAATACCACAATCCAGCCGTCCTATTATCGTAGGGAGGGTTAAGGATGAATACTTTTACACGGGAGACACAACTCAGCACTTTCCTATTGGTACGTTGTACCGACCGGATGAGAGGTCTTTCTCCTATGGTATGGCCGGAGCCACGCTTAACAGCGATTTAGGTTGCGAACCGGCTGACTATCAGCACGTTGGTTATGTCACGGTTGCTGAAGATACCATAGTTGGCGCCACTGAGGTTGTCATTGACGTTGGGGCCGGTCATGGGGCCGCTGCTGATGGTGTAATCGGAGAGGACGAGCTTTTCAATGGCTCAATTGTTATTTTTGATGCCTCCAGCAAGGCAATGAATCGCAGGATCGTCAAGAATACCGCCACCACTGGCGCTGGTGAAATGACCGTAACGATGGATCATGGTTTGAGGGTTGCCCTGGTTGGTAACACTGACCATGCAGAGTGTGTAGCAAGTCGTTTCCTTGATGTTCGTGTGGGGGCTTCGGCTTCTAAGTCAATCGTTGGCATACCGGTCTTCCCGGCCACTGTAGGCCAGTTTGTATGGATACAAACCTGGGGACCATGCTGGGTTGCTCCTCAGGCCGCAGTCGGAACAGGCAACAATGACCGTCAGGTAGTGTTCCGTCATGACGGTTCGGTTGATCAGCATGATTCTACAGATGCTGTTGTGGCTATGGGCCAGCATGCCGGTTGGAATATGGCTAATGCCATTGGTGCTGGGCAAGGAGCGGCTTTTATCTTCTTGCAGATTTCTTACTAAACCTATAACCTAAAACATAACCTTATAACTCCTGGGGGCCTACGGGCCTCCGGGATTTGAGGAATATCATGGCAAGGAAACTTATACAGGTCATAGGTAGTAACTTAGACGATGATCCGGTTATAGCTCCCATTATTGCAAGTCGTGATAATGGGCAGTTTGCAATATTCCTTTGCGACACGGAAGCCGATCTTCCTACTCCGGAGTATGGGTATTTCGCTGTCTGCAAGAACCCCGGAAAGTTCTACTGGTCCACCGATACGGTTTGGAAGACGGTAAAAAGTCAGCATATTGAAGAGATCTAACGATGAGAGAGAAACCATGGCTACAGCCCAGCGACATCCTTGGAGACATAAAGTTGACCAACGATATTCTTGGACCCATTCTTCCTGGGGCTACCGCGATCCATGCCATTGAGACTGAGGGCGGAATTGACATCACAACTGAAGACGGAAAGCCTATTGAGGTTGAACATTAAAGGAGATTAACTATGGCAGTCATGGCCGGTGGAAGTGCACCAATAAACTTAGGGAACCTGTCAGAAGATCAGATAGCATACATCCCATTCAATACTTATGCTGTTGCTGGCAACTCATGCACAGTTACGAACCTTGCCAATACTGATGTCCATATCCATAGGGACGATGGACTGACACAGAGGAATAACGCGGCTGGAGTTACGGTATCAATCGACTTCGATGGGATAACCGGAAACCACATGATTAAAGTGGACACTGGAGAAAATACGGTGGCTGGGTTCTGGCTGGTAGGGCATGATTACTTTTTGAGGGTTGAGGGGACCACGGTTGATGGACAGACCATAAATATGTTCTTAGCCATGTGGAGCATTCAGAACAGGTATCTAAGGCCTAAGAAGATACTTGGAGGAGTTCAAAGACCATGAAACGATTAACTGCTCTATTCATTATTCTTGCCTTGCTTATTCCAACGATGTCGTTTGGAGTGAAGATCTCAGACCTTACGGCGTTGACTACGGTGGCCAGTGGTGATCTATTGCCTATCGTGGATGTGTCTGAAACCGTAGTAAACTTGCAGACAAAAAAGGTTACATGGCTATCCTTGATGGCTGCTCCTGGAGCTATAGGCGGCACAACTCCGGGCTTGGCAACCTTTGACAATGTTACGGTCGGGACCGCTGGAGCCGACCAGGGGGACGTTACGATTCATCATGGTGGAGTCGTTACCATGTTTGACGAGGATAACAACTTTTCCGTAACGCTTAAGGTTACTGATGGAACCACTCACTTGAGGCTATTGGGGAATATTGATGTTTCTGGAGACGTTATTGTAGGCTCCGATGTGTCCCCGGACTCTTCGGATGGGGCTTCAATCGGAAGGACAGACCGTGAATGGATGGACTTGTACCTTGCCGATGGTGCTATTATCTACGGGCAGGATGACCAGGGCAATACTTTAACAAGCTCCGCCACCGGATGGACGGCCAACCTGGGTTTTACTGCCAAGTCTCTCACTCTCAGTCAATCGACTTCCACCGATGCCGCTAAAAACATCAGCAACACCTTAGTTGATACTTCCACGACTGGGATAACGGTCTATGGACAGTATAATATGGTCACAAACGACGTTGTTGTAACAGGCACCGCACAAAACCTCTACGGTTCGCGAACTTGGGTGGAGAAAAGCGGTGCGGACACAAGCGTTGATGTCACGACCGTTTATGGGTTAGAAGCTACTGCAACGAACACCGGGTCCACTGATGCCGGGACTAAGAACACCTATGCCTTAGATGCTCAAGCGGTCGGGGACACGGCGGGAACCTCTACAACCTACGGCCTTTACACCTATGCAGCGGGAGCGGATACGAACTATGGTATTTTTTCTGCTACGGGTGCTATCGAGTTTAGGCTTGCTGCGGCGGAAGATGTCTTTATCAACGGGTCCAGCACTGAAACGACAAACACGACCGGAGTTCTAAGGATTGACGTAGACACCGTGACGGCCAGTGTTGTCGGGGCTAAGATTGAGCTTGAGAATAAGGCCACAACCGGGCAGGGAAATACCGGACTGTATGTCGGAATGACCTCTTCTGCTATTGTTACGGCGACTAACCAGAGCCTTTACGGTGCGGAGATATATGCGACAAAATCAGGAGCAGACACAAGCGCAAACGCGGTAAATATCCGTGGTGTAAATGTCCAAGCTCAAAATACTGGCAGTACTGATGCTGGCACAAGGGACACAACGGGCGGGTATTTTAGTGCAACCGGCGATACGGCTGGAACGTCAATCGCGTATGGTCTTTATGCCACAGCAAGCGGGGCTGATACCAATTATGCTGGGTATTTTGATGGTAATGTGCATATTGTTGGAGCAATCGCTTCATCGACGGTAACAATAACAGCGTCCGCAGACGACACTGATGTGAGTGGTGTAAATACTTTATTCATTAACCCTGGAGCAGCCGTAGTAATTGGAGGCTTTACAGGCGGTGTGGCGGGTCAAGTGTTGTATGTTCAAGTAGTAGATGCTGACCAAACTGTTACTTTAGAAGATCAAGAAGGCGTAGGTGGGGACCAGCAACTTTATATGCATGCCAGTGGGGATGAGGCTGCGGCTTCTGAAATAGCAGGATGGGTATTAATTTGTGATGGAACCAGTTGGTATGATGTAAGTCATGCAAAGCACGTGTAACAACAGGAGGGTAATAAAATGTCAATCGGATCAGTTTCAGCAACATTGGTGGCAGAGGATACTTGGACGGACTGGATGGACGTATGGGGCAAGTTCAATGTCTCCATAGCCGGTATATCCGGGGACACTGTGCGCGTCCAACGATCTAAGGACGGAGCAGTAACAACCAAAACAGTTAAGGATTACACGGCGGACGAAGAAGAATCCGGCGAAGAGGTCGAGCGCGGCTGGAAGTATCGGATTGGGATACCGACCGGTGAATACAGTGCCGGGACCGTCTTGGCTTCAATCAGCTTCTAAAGGAGAATAAATTGTCCAGTATAGTCGAGATCTGTAATATGGGCTTAACGCTCATAGGGGACCAGGTAATCACGGCCCTGACTGATGATAACGACCGGGCAAGAGTGGCTACCCTGTTCTACGAATCTACCAGGGACGCCGTTCTAAGGGCTCATCCGTGGGGCTTCTCGAAGACCAGGAAGGAACTTGCTCTTGACGGGGCTACTCCAGAATTCGGGTATTCGTATCAGTTCACTTTACCCACAGATCCTAAGTGTCTTCGGGTTTTGAGTGTCGAGGAAGACTATCCGGGTCAGATCCCGTATTCTATCGAGGGTCGGAAGCTCTTATGTGACGATGCCACTATGTCAATCCTCTATATCGCTCAAATAACGACCTCCGGGAACTTCGATGCGCTTTTTACCGATACCCTGGCCGCTCGGCTTGGGATGGTGTTCGCTGAAGCGCTAACGAAGCAGAAGACCCTCGTTGAGCTTGCCGCTAAAGTCTATGAAATGAAGATTGAAGAGGCTCGAACGGTTGATGGCCTGGAGAGTACAAAGAGAGAGATCTATAACGATACACTAACGAGAGTGAGATAATGTCACGACTGAAGCCTATTCAATTCAATTTCACTGCCGGAGAATTAGCGCCACGGCTTTACGGAGCGTCGCACTTAACAAAGTATTGGAACGCTGTTGAGACCCTGGAAAACTTTATCATCCTTCCCTATGGCGGGGTACAGCGGCGTGATGGCCTCCATTATGTATGTGCGCAGGGAGATGAAACAAGAAAGGTTAGGCTTATCCCGTTCATTTTCAGCACAGAACAGGCGTACATTATTGAAGCCGGTCATGAGTATATGCGGTTTTATATGAATCATGGTCAGATTCAAGAGGATGAACCGACCGACGTTTTACTTTGCCACATGAACGGAACGGATGGAAGTCAGTCCTTTATTGATGATAGTGACTCGGCTCATACCGTTACAGCCCATGGTACGGCACAGGTAGACACGGCTTATCAGAAATTCGGAAGTGGGTCAGTAATGTTTTCTGGTGCTGCCGGTTGTTATCTAAGCGTCCCTGATCATGCAGACTTTGACTTTAGCGCTGATGATATATTCACTATTGAAATGTGGATTAGACCGAGTGCGAATATTGGGACACTTTGCAGCCAAAGTACGGATGCGAATAATGGGTTTTATATACGCCACCATGCAGACGGGAACATCTCTTTCTCCGTTGGTGTTGCGGCGGCTTGGCAGACTTTAACGACCACAACCGCACCTGTCACGCCTTTATCGTGGTTAAACCATATAAGGATCGTTGGAGATGGAACCAATTATTATTTGTTTGTGAACGGTCATTTAGAGGTTGGTGAGGCCATTACAAGTAGTATGCTGAACTATACCGGAGACTTATTCATTGGACGGGATATCACTGGCGTCTCTTACTATTACGGATGGATAGACGAGTTCAGGATTGTACCTACTGCAATCTCAACAGCCGACTTCGCTCCGCCTACATCACAATATCCTCTTGATACCTCGGCGGTTGAAATAGTAAGCCCTTACCTCGAAGGGGATTTGCCTTTACTGAAATACTTTCAGTCTTATGACACCATGTATATCTTTCACCCTGATCATGCTTGGCGAAAACTTACCAGGACTGCGCATGATACATGGTCGTTAGATAAGATTGATTTCACAAATGGGCCGTGGTTGGAGGAAAAAACAGATATAGTCTTTACACCATCCGCCGTAACGGGTGACATTGACCTAACCTCCGATGCCGCTTTTTTCTATGATGGTCATGTAGACGCATTGTTGAGACTTAAACAGGCCGCAACGTGGGGCTATGTAAAAATTACTGCGGTCACTAATACCACGACTGCTACGGCCACGGTTATAGAAACTCTTGCGTCCATTGCTGACACAGACGCTTATCAGGAGGGAGCTTGGTCTGGAGTTAAGGGATATCCGAGTTGCGGGATCTTTAATGAAGAAAGCCTTGTTGCCGCTGCAAATGATAATCAGCCTCAAACGATATGGGCCTCACAAAAAGGCGATTATGAAAACTTTGAGGCGGGAACAGACGACGCAGACGCCTTTATCTACACAATACCTGCCAGCAACAGAATCTTATGGGTTGGTGCCCTGCGGGAGATGATATTGGGAACCGGGGAAGGTTCTTTCAAAATGACTGGTGGTATGGATGATTATATCTCGCCAACCAACGTAAGGGTACGGCCTGGGATGGCAATAGGATCAACGAGTTTAGGGCCTATTCCCGTAAATAACAGCTTACTATTCTGGCAGAAAGGCGGTCGTAAGTTACGGGAATTGACCTATGATCCTAACTCCTATGATGAGGGGTATGTTGCCCCGGATCTGACTCTTCTATCTGACCATATAACTTTAGGGGGCGTTAAATACAGTGCATGGCAGCAAGAACCAAACTCAATATTATGGACTGTCAGGGCTGATGGTGTTCTTCTCAGCATGACCTACATGAGGCCTGAAGAGATAGTGGGGTGGGGAAGACACATTACGGATGGAGTGGTTGAAAGTGTAGCCGTTATCCCAGATCCCACAGACAGCTTTAATGAGGGTTGGGTGTCCGTTAAGAGAACAATAGACGGAGCGACCCAGCGCTATATTGAATATATGGACCCGGATATGATGGTTGACTCAGGCCTGACCTATTCGGGTTCTCCTGTTTATACCGTTTCAGGCCTTGACCATCTTGAGGGTGAGACTGTGGATATGGTGGGAGATGATGTTGTTTATGATCAAGCTTTAGTGGCTGGTGGTATTATCTATTTTTCACCTGCTGCCAGTGAGATTCAGATAGGCCTACCCTATACATCAAAGCTAATCACTGTTAAACCGACCATGAACGTTCAGGATGGAACGACCGCAGGGCTACCGAAGAAGTGGGCGGAGTTGTTCGTGTCTGTCCATGAAACGTCAGGGTTGACTATTAATTCAGGAGGGACAGATGAGATAATAGACTTCCGGGCTTTCTCTGACGTGGGCCTGGGAGAAGCCATACCGCTTTACACTGGTGATGTCAGGGTGTCCCAACTTGGTTGGGTAGATGGTCGGGTCACGATTGAGCATGACGATCCTTTACCCTGTACGATCCTGGGAATTTTCGGGGTGTTAGAGATAGGTAA